GCTCTTTATATCCTTCCGATTAATGATCTGGTCCAGGCTTGTCAGAGCCTTTATCAACAGCGAGAGCAGATCAAGCAGGTGATTTATGAAATCACTGGGATTAGCGACATTCTTCGCGGATCTTCAGTGGCTTCGGAAACCGCAACGGCTCAGAATATTAAAAACCAGTGGGGAACCCTGCGGTTGAAGAGGTCGCAGAAGGAGGTTCAGAGGTATTGTCGGGATTGTATGGCTATTTTGCTGGAGATTGCCGGTTCGAAGTTTGAACTTCAAACGATTCAGCAGATGACTGGATTGATGTATCTAACTGAAGAGCAGAAGGGGCAGATTAAAACTCAGTTGGAAATGCAGCAAATGCAGATGGCCCAGCAGCCCGGCGGGCCTCCCCAGCAACCTCCGCGGCTTCCCCCAGAAATTCAGGATATGCTCAACGCCCCTTCATGGGAGCAAATCCTCGAAGTCCTCCGCAGCGATGTTGCAATGTCTTACAAAATCGACATTGAAACCAATTCCACGATTGATGCCGAGGCCAGTCAAGATAAGCAGGACATTGCAGAGCTTCTCAACGGTGTCAGCCAGTTCCTCAACGGTGTTGCTCCGTTGGTGGAAAAGGGGCTTCTTCCCATGGATGTGGCCAAGGGGATGCTGTTGACCATCAGTCGAAGGTTTAACTTCGGCAGCCAGCTTGAAGAGGCTTTGGAAAAAATGCAGCCTCCGCAGCAGAAAGGCCCAGATCCTGCCGAGCAGGCTAAGATCGAATTGGCAAAGGTCGAAGCCCAGGCTAAAATGCAGGAAATCCAACAGAAAGCTGAGTTGGCCAAAATCGAACATCAGCAAAAGATGCAGACATTGGCCGCAGAGGCTGAGTTTATGGAACTAGAACTAGAGATCAAGCGAGCTGAGTTGGAAATCCAAAAAGCTGCGGTTGGTATGAAGGCCCAGCAGCAACAGCATCAACATAGCTTGAGAATACAGCAAATGCAGATGAAGGCCCACGAATCCCGCGAGAAGGAACCAGCCAATGCCGGTGTATGATTTCAAATGCCCTGAAGGTCATCATTTCGAGCGGTTTGTCAAATTGGAAAACTTCGACCAGCCTCAACTATGCTTTTGCGGTGAGAAGGCCCAGAGGTTAATCTCGGCTCCGATGTTCACAGTTGACAATACTGACTACTCTTGCCCTATAACTGGTGAGAGGATCAGTTCCCGGCATCAACACGAAGAAAATCTTCGTAAACACGATTGCCGAGTTCTCGAATCTGGAGAAGTCGAAGCCAATCAGAAAAACCGAGAAGCTGCCGAAGCAGCATTTGACAAATCCATCGAAAATTCCGTAGAACGTGAACTGTCCAATTGGGGATCTGACAAGATGGAAAAGTTGGCCAATGAACTGACCAACGGAAATGTCGATCTCCGAGTTGAAAGGTGTTAGAAATGGATACTGAAACCCCTGCCCAAATCACTTCCGATACTCAGCCAGAGTTTGACACTTCGGCAGCAATTGCCGAGATTTCTTCCGACCTTTTTCGGCAGGGAGAAGGTTCTGAGGAAAGTCAAACCGAGGGTGAGCAGGCGGGGACTCCGGCTGAACCATCGGCAGCTGTTGAGTCTCCGCCGACGGAAGGGGAAAATTCTGAAGCCGTTCAGGCAGTTGGAGCTCCGTCGACTTGGACGAAAGAGGCTCTGGAGGAATGGGCTGCTATTCCCCCGCGGGCCCAGCAGGAAATCCTCAAGCGCGAAGAGGATATGTATCGAGGATTGGAGCAATATAAAACCGCTGCTGATCTAGGCAATCAATATGATGCTGTTGCGGCTCCGTATAAGTCTATCCTCGAAGCCGAGGGTTTGAATCCTGTTGAGATGTTTCAGGGTTTTGCGGCTAACCATTATATCCTCAGCCGAGGAACTCCGGAGCAGAAGATCGAATTGGCCGCTTCGATGCTGTCCCACTACGGGATTGCCTTGGATCAGGTCATCGACCATATGGGAGATCAGATCCTCAATCCGATCGACCCCAGAACTCAGCGGCTGGAGCAGGAAGTTCAAGAACTTCGCCGGCAGGTTAGCGGGCAGGCTGCCAGGTCCACCGAAGCCCAGCAGCAAGCTGCTCTCGCTGAAATCGAGGCATTTGCCAAAGACCCTGCCCATCCCTACTTCAATGAACTTGTCGATGACATTGCCAAGTTCATGACGACTGGAGTCGCTCAGACTCTAACTGAGGCTTATGAAAAGGCCGTCTATGCGAACCCTGTAACTCGGCAAAAGGAACTTGATCGGCTGACAGCTGAAGCCAAGTCCAAGCTCGAGGCAGAGGAGAAAACCCGCAAAGACAAACTGGCCAAGACACAAGCCGCAGATGTGAAGGCCAATTCGCACCAAAGGGACGGAACGGTTCCGATCGGTTCGATGGACGACACGCTCAACGCAACCCTTGCCGCAATTAACTCTCGCGGCTGATTTTCAGAAGGAATTGAACAATGGCTACCCCTAGTTCTACCTTCACCGAGCTGGTCTCCACCACCTGGCGGAACCATGCGAAGGATGTGAAGGACAACGTCTCGCGTAACAATGTTCTGTATGCTCGGCTTATGCAGAAGGGCCAGTATCGTCGGGAAACCGGCGGTCTGACTATTGCCCAGCCGCTTGACTACAGCATGAACGGAACTTACCAGCGGTATTCTGGCTATGACGTTCTGAATGTCCAGCAGAGTGATGTGATCACTGCAGCTGAGTATCAGTGGCGTCAGATTGCTCTGAATGTCGTGGCAAGTGGGCAGGAACTCCGCATCAACAATGGCGGCAATGCGATTGTGAAGCTGGCCAAGGCTCGCATCAAGAACGCCATGCGGACTTTCAAGAACGAGTTCAGCTACGATATCTATGCTGACGGGACTCTGCCGAATCAGATCAACGGGCTTCAGGCCCTGGTTGCTGATGCTGGCACCGGGACTGTCGGCGGTATTGATTCGTCGAGCTGGAGTTTCTGGCAGAATGCTGTGCAATCGGCTGCGGCGCCGTTGCAGGGTGGTGGTGCAGTCACCGTCTCGGCGACGACGATTGAAACTTCGATCATGCTTCCGCTTTGGCTGAATCAGGTTCGTGGCGACGACAAGCCGGATCTGATCGTAGCGTCGAATGACTGGTTCTCGTTCTACGAAGCCAGCCAGGTCAGCATCAAGCGTTATACTTCGGCCAACGAAGTTTCGGGTGGTTTCACCAGCCTGAAATACAAGAACGCTGATGTTATCTTCGACGGCGGTTCGGGTATCCCGGCTGCTCATATGTATTTCCTGAACACTGACTACCTGGAAATGGTGGTTCATAGTGACGCCGATCTTTCGGTTCAGGACGACATGAAGCCCTACAACCAGGATGCGACGGTCATTCCGATCCTCTGGATGGGGAACATAGTCTGCTCGAACCGCCGACTTCAGGGCGTTGCGAAGGCCTAATTGGGCATGATTTTCCTCGGGAAAATGTGCTCTATTTCGAAAGGAACAAGAAATGCCTAGTTCTGTTACTGCGGGCCCGATCGGCTATCAGCAGATCAGCCCTTTCAATCTCCCGGATACTACCGCTCGGCAGACTCCGGGAACTATCGTCACCGCGAGTGATCCTTATTGGGGCGGTGGGGAGTTTATGTATGTCAAGGCTAATTGCTCGATCCGCCAGTTCGGCCTTGTCGTCATCACTCCGACCGTTGCCAGCAATCAGGTGGTTTACAATGCGACTGAAGTTCCGAATACGGCCAACCTCGGCCGGACTCTGGGTGTTGCTATGGTTGCAGCCAGTTCGGGACAGTTCCTTTGGGTCTGCATCGGCGGGGTTGTTCCGGTCAACTGCAGTGCCTCGGTCGCCGCGGATACCACTTTCGGCATTGCCGCGGCTGGTCAGGGTGGCGCAAACTCGGCTGGGAAGCAAATCCTTAATGCCCGAGTGGCGCTGGCCGCTTCGACGACCGTGGCCAAGGCTGGTTGCACCGCTAACAGCGGTTCGACGAAGCTGCTGATCCCGAATGCCGATGGCTGGTTCGCCGGGGCTTTTCTTTCGGGAACCGGGATTGCCGCAGCTACGACTGTGACGGATATTGACCCCAGCGGGACGATCGTAACTCTGTCAACTGCCACCACGGCGGCAGTTAATGGCACTGTAACGGCGACCTACAACAACGCGACTGTTTTCTACAACGTCGCGCACATCAATCGTCCGTTTGCCCAGGGTGCAATCACCTAAGTAAACGTCCGAGTCCAGAGGGCGGGATTTCTCCCCCTTGTTACCCGCCCTCTGGATTTAACTCCTGCCAATGAGGTCTGAAATGTCTGATACTCCTAAGCCGCCTTATGTGCAATTTGAAACCCGTCCGGTGGAAGATCGGGAAGCCAGCGAGCAAGCTGGCCATGTTGTTTATCGTGATGTGATCTTTGCGATCGTTACTCCGGCTGGCACCAGAGACCGACTTGAGAAAGTTGCTGAAGAGTGGCTGGCGAATTTGGAGGAAGGTGTCCGGCAAGAGAGAATCCCGGCAGAATGGCCCGAGGGCTATCGCCGGAAGCTGGACCTTTTCAAGTCCAATCAGGAAATTCCGCTCGATGGAACGGCACTTAGCCTGATGACTACCCTCACCCCGGCTCAGGTGAAGAATTGTCTGAATGCAAATATTTTGACTGTGGAAGACCTCGCCTCGGCGACCGAGGAAGCCATGACTCGGATCGGTATGGGTGGCAGGGATTTGAAGCAGAAAGCCCAAGCCTGGCTCGATGCTGTTGATGCCAAAGGCAAGCCGGCCCAGGAACTCAACGAACTCCGGGTGAAGAATAAAACCTATGAAGCCCAAATAGCCTCTCACGAAGAAACGATTAAGAAGCTGCAGGCTCAGGTCTCAGCCCTCGAAGCCTTGACCAAGAAAGAGGAAGCTTAAGCCATGTCTGTGCTGTCGATCTTGCAGGAATTTGCCAAACGTCATGCTTTGTCGGTGCCTACAGGGGTAATCGGCAGCACAGATACCACGACTGTTCAGTTGTTTCAGATTCTATCTGATGTAATTTCGGAAATGGTCGAAGAGTCGAAGTTTAATGTGATTACCTATGAGGCAGTTTTTACTGCCGTTGCTGCCGAGAGCCAGGGTCTGATGACCGATCTGGCGCAGTATGGGTATCAGTGGGCTTATCTGGAGACGTTCTACGATCGGACACTTCGCCGGCCGTTGTATGGACCTTTGACGGAAGCCGAATGGCAGCAGATTAAGGCTCTACCGAATCCGGGACCTTTCTATAAGTTCCGTATCCGAGGGAATGAACTGCTGATCAACCCTGCCCCGACAACGCCGCTCAGCACGATTGCGTTTGAGTATGCCAGTTCCTGGGCTGTGACCCGTTCTGGAGGAACTCCGAAGGCGGCGATTACCGAAGACACTGATTTGACGCTGTTCCCGGAGAATATCATCAAGCGGGGATTGGCCTATCAATGGAAGCAGATCAAAGGACTGCCTTATCAAGAGGATAAGGATAAGTTCTATGAACTGTTGAACAATTACATCGCTCGGGATAAGGTCAAACGTCGGATTGATCTGGCCCATCCGAAGCCGATTGATATTCAGCCTGGGGTTTTTGTCCCCTCCGGTAATTGGAC